AAAAGACAAAAAGAACAAGAAACAGAAAAGCAAAAGGTAGAAAATCAAGGTGTAGAAAATCTACCCCTAGAAAGTCAAGCGGTAGAAAATCAAGGACAATTAAGTACTAAAGAATTAAATACTAATAAATTAAATACTAAAGAAGTAAGTACTAAAGAATATATACATGTGAAAAATGAATTTTCACAAGCATGTGAAGATATAAAAAACAAATGGATAAAAATTGCTCAGGAATATGACTTATCAGGGAAACAATTAAAAATAGACGATAAACGAAAGAAAGCTATCAAGAATTTATTTAAAGAATATTCGGTGGAAGAGCTATTGCAAGCAATAGATAAAATTCATATTTCTAAATTTATGCAGGGGGACAATAAAAATAAATGGCAAGTAACATTTGACTGGCTTATTAAAAAAGCTAATTTACTAAAAGTGCTTGAGGGAAATTACGACGACAAAACAAATACAGAAATAAAAAATAATGTTAACACTAATAAGAAATTCAGAGCTGGTATTCAAAGCGAAAGACCAAAAGTAACGGCGGAAGGACTTAGAAAATATTTTGGAGGTAGCAGAAATGACAATGGAGGAATTTAACGAAGGATTTGGAATGCTGCTTGATTATTATCCTAATACACGAGTAACAGAAGGGCTTGTGAATATTTATTTTATGGGATTAGCTGAACTTAGCATAGAGCAATTTAACTATGCAATAGGCAGAATAGTCAAGGAATACGAGGGCGATTTTATGCCAAAAGTAACAGTAATTCTAAAATATGCTAAAGATTCAGATTTGGAAAAGCAAGTATTTTATGCAAAGAAATTACTGAAAGCGGCGATATATAAGAACGGAAGCAAGGGCATGGTGTGTTTTGAGGATAAGGGAGTACATGCAGTAATTGATTATGCTGGCTGGAATAGACTATGTACAATGAAAGATGACGAATTTGACAATTTTTTGAAATGGGAGTTTGACGACATATACAAAGGATTCTGTGAACGCCCTTATGAAACTTCTGATTATTACAGGGGTACAAGCCAATTATTCGGACAAATAAAACCTCGAATGATTAGTTACGAGGAAGCTAAGATTGGAAATACAGAAAATATGAATTTTATAAGGCTTGAGTATAAAAATATTACAGCACAGATTGAAAATAAGGTCGATTTGTCGGAAATAAAAAATAAAATGCTGATAGGAGGATAAATGAACAGTTATCAAGACGAATTAAAGAAGGTATTATTGACTTACGATGCGGACAAAATAAAAGAATTTATGCATAAACATAACAAAAATATGCCGAGAAATAACTTGGCTTTTTGGGCAGGAGTACACAAAGGAATATGTAATTTACCAAACTGCACAAACGAAGAAAAAGAATTTTCGAGAAACTGGTTAAAGAAACATGGATTCAAGGAAGAAATATTTTAGGAGGAAAAATGCAAAATCTAAAAAGAGAAAAAGACAGGCTAAGCGTTGAAAACGACAGCTTAAGAGAGGTAAATGCCATACTAAACAGGAAAATGATGGAAATGGCAGAAGAAATAAAAGCAAATGGAGTAAAATTTGAAGAAAACAGAAAAAAGATTGAGCGGATTGAGAAAATATTGAAAGTTAAGATGAGAAAGAATAAATAAAATATATAAAATCAGGAGGAAATAAAATGTTAGGAAATAACGTAGTAGACTATATGATAAACAGCTGTAAAGGAGCATACAATTTAGAAAATGCAAAATTAATTAAAAAGAACGTGGAAGACAAGAAAGTTCAGTTTGTCTTCAAGAGAAGTGATTTGAAATTAAATATTGAATTTGCGAATGATAAAATTTCAGGAATTATATATAATAATTTCTTAACTGATTCACAAAGAGAAAATGTAACAGAATCTGAATATTGCACAAGATTAAATGAAATGCTTGAAATTACAGATATTGATGATATGAATAAACTTGATGAAATTTCAAGAAATATTATCAAAAAAATAAATTCAGAAAAATTGTTTGGAGAAAATCCAAAGGAATTGCTTTTGAATAGAGAAGACAGAGAAAAACTTGTAAAAATAAAAAGATTTTTCGGAGCAGAGCCGCAGCTGCTGAAACTTTACGAGGAAATCGAAGAGTTACAGGAAGCTCACAAAAATTGGCGTAAATCATTTTATAAAGATAATAGCAATATGATTGAAGAAATAGCTGACTGCTTTGTTATAGCACTACAAGTAAACAAAGTGAAAATGGTTAAAAACGTTATTAAAGGCTTAGTTGACAATACTAAAATTTTTAAAACTAAAATGATTGAAAAAATCATAAGAATGATTAAATTTAAAATCAATCGTACAGTTGAAAGAATTGAGAAAGGACAATACGGAACATACAAGATTGAATATAAAACCACTAAAGCGACACAGAAAGGCGTAAGCGAAGAAAAAAACGAACAGCCAATAAATTCCCCAGTGAAATCATTTAGCGTTGCAGAAAGCAAGAAACACAGCCGTGAAGAAAAGGAGAAAGCTAGAAAGGAAAACAAAGTTTTTGAATTTGTGAAAAAGAATGAGCCATATTACTATAGGTCAAAAGAGGTGCAGTCTGGTACAAAAATACATCCAACTGAATGTACAGAAATAGTAAGAGAATTGATTGACAGAGGTAAAATAACAATCATAAAAAAAGGAAAAGACGGAATATATGGGGCAACACTTGCAACAATTCAAGAGGCGGAGGTTGTTGAGTAATGGCTACTAATCCGGGAAAGAAATTTGAAAACGATTTTAAGAATAGTGTTGATACTGATAAAATCTTTTTGCATAGATTCAAGGACGGAACAACAGGAACTGTAAACGGACAGATGATTAGATTCAAAAATAAAAACTTATGTGATTTTTTACTTTTCAAGGACGGCTTGCTTGTCCTTGTTGAGTTAAAAAGTTTTCTAGGAAAATCTATGAGTTTTTCAAATATAAAAAGCACTGTAGATGAACAGCAGACATTTTTATATAATTTGCGACTAGAAGCAAAGAAAAACAATGTCAAAGCGTATATGATACTTAATTTTAGAGATTTGTCAGAAACTTATGCAATAGATATTCATAATTTTGACGAATTTTACAAAATGACGAATAAGAAAAGTATCAGCATAAATGAAGTAAGACAACTTGGAAAGCAATTATTTCAGCAAAAGAAAAGAACAAACTACAGATATGAAATTAATGACTTGTTCAATTAGGAGGAATAATGGGTAAAAGATTAGCAAAAAATAGAGTTAGAAGTATTTTGGAAGAATATCCTGAAACACGAAACGCTGAAAATCCAGATACATATGTTATGTGCCTAATATTAGTTGAGGACGGAATAATAACACAAGATCAGGCGGCTAAAATATACGACGGATATTCAATTAACAACATAGTTAAAAGTCGCCAGAAAATCCAAAATTCAGACAAGGAATACGAACCAAACGAGGAAACTAAAAAGAAAAGGTTTGTAGGATATATGAATTTTAGACATGCTTGGCGGAAAGGAAACTTGGATGTCTAAGAGAATGAGCAGGGAAAACCAAAAATTAATTTACTGGTTTATAGACTGCTATGCTTATCATCTGAAAGGCGTAGACATAAATTGGCAGACTAGCAAGCAAAAGCCTGCCATTTCTGATTATTTTCTATATAAGGCAAAGGAAGACTTAAAGAAACTTTATATTAAGCATAGTGGCAAGAATATAAAGGGATATGAGCCTTTTAGAAATATGGAGAGTAAGCTGAAAGACAGAATTGGAGATATAATTGACAAGAATTACACAAAAGAAAGCAAAATCAATATAATCACAAATGATTTAATGGATTTTGTAACCGATGAAATTCAAATGTTATTTATCAAACTGAATGATACTTTTAGCTTGGCACTTAAATTAATGAGTAATGCTGAAGCCGTGGCATTTACTAATTTTCTTTTTGATTATTTTCTTCAGAATGATATAGCAATGTGGGAAGAAATGCAAATGCTGTATAAACAGCAGAACGAGGAGAAATACATTTATTCTATGCTGAAACATAGAAAATGTGCTGTATGTGGAAAATATCATACAGAAAGTAATAGTATAGACTTGGAACATTGGGATTCAATCGCAAGCACCCACGGAACTTATAAAAAAGACACTGGACAGGAAGGTCGGTATATTTCATTGTGTAGACTACATCACAATCAGAAACATAATTGGGGAGTTCAGACATTTGAAAGAAAATACAACGTAAGGGGTATTTATTTAGACAATGAACAGATAAAGGAACTGAAAAAGGTTTATAAAAATCATTTTAATGCGTTTAAGGAGGAGATATGATAAAAATATATTTATTAGTTGCAACAATTTTTTTAGAAATTTTATTTATATGGTTTGAATTAGATGAACTACAAAATTGGTACAAAGCAATCGAAGATCAAATGTTTAAAGATTTTAGTACTAGAGAAACTCAAAGAAAATATGCGAGAAAAAAAGCAATCAAAAGTATAGTTAAAATACTGTCAATAGGCTTTTTAGTAATAGGTGAAATTTCGTTTTTAAAATAGTTCAGTCGCAGAAAGTCGTTTTGGCTGGAAAAGTAGGTTTAAATATAGTGTTTATAAAGAAAAATGACAGTCGTGAAAAGTCGTTTTTATTAGAAAAAGATTAGGAGGAGTAAATGAAAAAATTATTATTAGGAATTGTAATTTTAGGATTATTAGGAAGCTGTGCAAGATGGGAAGATACTCAAAAAGATTGGGAGAGTGATACGAAAGGGCTAAAAAGGACAGTACAAATTTATACTCTTGACGGAAAATTGTTAAAGGAATACAAAGGGCTGATAAGGGTAAGAGATTCGGATGAGAGCGGAAGAATATCATTAAACTTAATAAGCGAAAACAATCGCAGAGTTACAATTGATAATGCGATTGTGATAACAGAGGAGGAATAATGGAAATAATAATGAGAATTTTAAGTGCAGCAGTTACAATATTTTTAGTTTTCTTTTTAGTTAGTTATCTGTATGCTTTAGTTGAAGATGTAAAAAAGAAATTAAGAGGAATAACTAAAATTAATTATACACCTTACAATGTGATGTATTTTTTAGTATTTTGGTTTTTAAGTATTATGCTGATTTATGCAATAATAAATTTGATTGTATTTTTTGCAATTAGAGTGTAAAAATATCACTCAAAACAGTTGCAAATGTTGATAAAATAAGGTATAATAAAGGAGTGATAAAATGCTTACTAAAGAGCAAATAAAACAAATTGAAAATGATAAAAAACTTTTTTTCTTTATTGTCGAACTTTTGAAATTGAAATCAGAAGTTGGAGAAGTTGAAATGACAGCTGTTTTAAAAAACAGAAAGATGATAAAGAGAAAAAAATTATTAATTGAATAAAGGCAAGAACATAAAATTTGTGAGCCGATTTATATATAGATTAGGAATAGTCTATTTATAAGTCGGCTCTTTTTTTGTCCAAAAACCAAAGAAAGGAGGCAAAATGAAGATCGAGAAAATAAATATCAGCGAAATAATAGAGTATTCAGGAAACACAAAAGAACATCCTGAGTGGCAAATTGAACAGATTAAAAACAGTATTCAAGAATTTGGATTTAATGATCCAATTGCGATTGATGAAAAAGACATAATAATCGAAGGGCACGGCAGATATTTGGCATTAAAAGAACTTGGATATACAGAAGTTGAAGTAATCAGGTTAAATCATTTAACAGAGGAGCAGAAAACAGCTTATGCTATTGCTCACAATAAATTAACTATGAATACAGAGTTCGATATTGAAAAACTACAGTACGAGTTGAACAAGCTGGAAATAGCTGATTTTGATTTAAATTTGTTAGGTTTCAGTGAAGTGGAGTTAGAAGAGATGGAAGAAGACGAAACCGAAATTATTGAAGATGATTTGGAGATAGCTGAATCTGAAAATATTGTAATAAAAACAGGAGATTTGATTGAGTTAGGAAAACATAAAGTAATGTGTGGAGATAGTACTGTTTCAAAACAAATAAAACTCTTGTTAGATAATAAAAAAGCTCATTTGGTATTTACAGATCCTCCGTATGGAATGAAAAAAGAAAAGGATGGTGTGGCAAACGATAACTTAAATTTTGATAATTTACTGGAATTTAATAAAAAATGGATTCCTTTATCGTTTGAAAATTTGAAAGAAAATGGCAGTTGGTACTGCTGGGGAATAGATGAGCCGTTAATGGATATATATTCAAATATACTAAAACCAAAAATCAAAAACAACGAAATAACATTCAGAAATCTGATTACCTGGAATAAAGGGGACGCTCAAGGACAAAAAACATCATTTTTTAAAATGTACACTAGAGCAGATGAAAAGTGCCTATTTGTAATGAACAGTGTACAAGGATTCAATGATAATTCAGAAAATCATTACGAAGGATGGGAGCCTATTAGACAATATTTAGCACAAGAAATTAAAAAATGTGGTGGCACTAAAGCGTGGAAAAAAGTTTTAAACAACCAAATGGGAAAACATTATTTCACAAAAAGCCAGTGGTTATTTCCAACTGAAGAAAATTATAAAAAAATGCAAAACTATGGAAAAGAATATAATGCTTTTAAGAAAGGGTACTCGGAATTAAGAAAGGAATACGAAATCATAAAACAAAAATTTAATGATACAAGACCTTTTTTTGACAATACACACGATAGCATGAATAACGTTTGGACGTATGAAAATTGCTCAGTCAAACAAGCGGAATTTCAAGAAGAAATAAAAGATGCTGGAGGACACGCGACTCCCAAACCTCAATTCATCTGCTGCAGAGCTATAAAAAGCAGTAGCCGAGAAAACGAAAGAGTATTAGATTTATTTGGAGGTAGCGGAAGTACATTGATAGCTTGCGAACAATTAAATAGAAAAGCGTATTTAATGGAACTAGAACCTGAGTGGGTGCAAATAATTATAGAAAGATATTTAAAATTTGCAGGAGAAAAAGAAATAAAAATAAATGGAAAAACTGTAAATTGGGAAGAGTATAAAAATGGATAAGCAGGACTTACGAGATCTGTTAAGAAAGGAATACGAAAATGGTGTAGGAATCACAGAACTGTGTCGAAAATACAATCAAAGCATCAACACTGTGAAGAGCTGGAGAAAAAGAGAAGGCTGGAAAAAAAAACAGATAAATGCACCCTTAACTAATGCACCCCCAAAAAAGAAAATTGCACCCCCAAAGCAAAAGGGTGCAAATGAAAAAGAAACCCAGATAAAAGCAGACATAATTAATAATGTTCCCAAAGAAGAAATTTTGGAAAAACATGGAATAAAAAAGAGTACTTATTATAACAAAGCAAAAAGTATTAGACAACTAAGAAAAGAACGTACAGAAAAGTATCTTGAACAAATAGCTGATGAAGTTTATAAAGGCGAATTATACAGGATATTAAAAGGAACAGAGACCGCAAAAGCAAATTTGGTGGTAAGAGCAACCAAAGAAATAAATTCACAAGAAATGGATACTAAAAAAGTACAAGAATACGAAAAAGCGTACACAACTATTAAAAAAATGGGAAATGATTTAATGCGAACCGGAAAAATGTTGACTGCTTATGAGGTTCTGGAGATTGATAGACAGCTTGCTGAAGAAGAAATATCCAGAGAGAAATTAGAAATTGAAAAGACTAAAATTAAAAAAGATGATACTAAGGATTTGGAAAAAGAAAGAGAAATGATTGAGTTGTTAAAAAATATAACAGAAAAGGTTGAAAAAGATGAATGATTTAACTCCTAAACAGTATGAAGTATTAAAAACGTTTAATAAAGAACAGCCGAGAATAACAATTTTAACAGGAGCAAAAAGAAGTGGAAAAACATTTTTAAATAATCTTCTGATGTTATCACATATTGCAGCATTCGCTAATCAAAATCTTAACTTTATCATAATTGGAGCAACTAGCGGAAGTATTTGGAGAAACGTTTTGAACGACTGGGAAACGATGTTAGGAAAACAATTTAAGCCAAAAAAAGACGGAAGTTTCAAACTTTTTGGAAATAATGTTTGTTTATTTGGCGGAGAAAAGGCAGATAGCTGGAAAAAAATGAGAGGTATGACTTCTCATGGTACTTATATAAATGAGGCAACAGCATTACACCAAACTTTTATAACAGAAGCCTTCTCAAGAACATCAGGGGAAGGTGCAAAAATATTTATTGATACCAATCCTGACAATCCTGCTCATTTTGTTAAAAAGGATTATATCGACAACGCTGGAGATAGATTGGAAAATGGCAGATTAAATATTCTAGTTAGTAATTTTAAACTTGATGATAACGTTTTTCTTAATAAAGAATACGTGGATTCTATTAAAAAGACAACTCCACGAGGAGCAACTTACGACAGAGATGTTTTAGGATTGTGGGTAGCTCAAGAAGGTGTTGTATTTGCAGATTTTTCTGAAAAAGAAAATATAATTAAGGACATAGAAAATATTGAAATAAAGGAATATTACATTGGAGTCGACTGGGGATTCGAACATTATGGAACATTGGTAGTTATTGGAGTGGATTTTGAAGATAATTATTATATCGTTGAAGTTATAGCGAAACAGCATAAGTATTTTGATTACTGGAAAATGCTTATTTTACAGAAATATAAAGAGTACCAAGTATCAAGAGTATTTTGCGATAGTGCTAGAACTGAATATGTACAAGGGTTATTAGATTTTGGAATAAATGCAGAAAATGCTAAAAAAGATGTAAAAGAAGGTATTGATTTGGTTGGGGCTATGTATAAAAGGAATAAGCTAAAAATTACAAAGAAAGCCTTCAAAGGAAAGTTTGAGAGTGAGATATACTCGTATGTTTGGGGTAAAAATGATGAACCGCTTAAAGAAAATGACGATGTAATGGATGCAATAAGATATGTTTTATATAGCTTAAAAAAAGATGAAGGCGGAATTGCTTATTTATATTAGGAAGGAGGGCTAATGTGACTAGAGAGGAAAGAACAAGGATTAAAACTTATTACAACAGGGAACAATACAGCAAATCGAATTTGAATAAGAATATGCCAGGACTGTTCGACGGAACTGTAGAAATATTCAATCCAATCCGAGATATTGTAAAGGCTTTATCAAATACAGCTTTAAAGGATTTGGGAATCGATAATGACAAATTAAAAGAAATTTGGGAAATCAATCAAATGACTACTTTCGGTAAAAAAATTGCTAAAGAGATGTATTTGAATGAAGAAGTGTTTGTTGAAGTTATATTAACTCCTGACGAGCAAATTAGATATATTTTGCACAATGTAGACGATGTTGAATATTCAGAAGTGTTTGGAGAAATTAAGAAATTTAAAGTTGAAGGGGAACAAGTTTATTTTGATGAAAACGGAGAAGAGCAAAGTAGGGAGTATTCGAGGGAATATATAAAACTTGATACTGGAACTGTTAAAAGAATTGAAAAAATAGATGGTGATACAGTTGAAAGTCCTTTTATTTTAGATAAAATCCCTGTTTCAAAATTTAAAAACGACAGCAATATAATTGAAGCATTAAATATTATAGATAAAATCAATGAAACCGAAAGTTACATTGGGAGAATATTTGGAATACACGGAGACCCTTGGCTTCACGCAAATGGAGTAAAACAATTTGCAGATGTTAATTCTAGTAATGGAAAGATTAAGAAAAATGCACAGCTTTTGGAAGAGGCGAGATATAAAAAGAAAAGAATTATCAACACCCAAAATTCAAAAGAAATGGAAGCTAGTTTTAAATATATCGAATTAACAAATCCTTTAATTAGTGAAATGCAAAATGACATAGCTAGACTGGAAAAAAGACTGTCAAACTTATTTCCTGAATATCTTTTGGTAGATACAGCAACTCAAAATGTGAGCGAAGAAACTTATTTATTAAAAAACAACGGACTTAAAACTAAAGTGGCAAGTTTTAGAGAGGATTTCATAAAAAGTTTATTAGAGTTAGACAAAATTGCATTGGAATTGTCAGGAAGTTCAGATGAATTGACTGAAAATAATTATACATATTTTGATACATTTATGGAAAATGAAAAGAGCTCTAAATTAACTACTTTATCGTTAGCTCTCGATGTGATAAGCAAGGCAAAAGACATTGATGAAGAGTATAAACTTAAAAATTTAATAGAAAAAGTGACAGATGATACTTTGCAAGATTTGAGTGGTTTGTATGATTAAAATGGATTTTAAATGGGATTATAAAGTGGAGAAAAGATTATTTAATTTTTTTAGAAGAACAGCATTTTCCATATTTAGTGGTAAAAAAATAGATGTTGATTATTCAAACTTGATGAAAATATTTGTTAATTATAGTATTTCTTACGAGAAAAAATTTAAGAAACCGAAAGATATAGATGTGAAAAAACATACAGAAATAGCTGTAAAACAGATAAAAGAAATAAAAGACTGGCAAAATAATTTAAATAATTATATTGAAGAAAACAAGGAAAAAATTGATTTAAAAGATAAATTGAGTAATAACGCTAAATTTAGAGCTAGAAATATGCTTGGCAATTATTACAAAGATTTTTTGAGAGAAATAATCGCAATCGAAAGCGAATATTTTGAGTGGAACACAATGGGAGATGAACGTGTTAGACCGACACACGAAGCAAGAGACGGAGTTATCTATAATTGGGATAATGCTGAAATAGTTCCAGGGGAAGAAGCGGCATGCAGATGTTGGGCTACTGTTTATTTTCCTGATACAAAAGAGGAAATTGAAAACATAAATCAAAATTCTTGAGAGTTGAAAGATTACAAATCATTTACGAGTTGTTTGATGTCAAATCTCAAAAATTTATAGAGTATCAATACTGTAAATCATTTATGAGTTACAGCAAATAATCTAAAAAATAAGGAGAAATGAAATGTTAAAAAAACTAGAAAAAAGATTCAATTTAAATTATGAAGAACCAGGAGACGGAAAAGGCAATGGAGATGGAGCTGGTTCAGGTGGTAATGAGCCAACGCTTGATGATTTGAAAGCTAAAATTGAGAATTTTAAAAAAGCACAAGCTGAAAAAGACAAGGAAATCAATTCCTTGAAATCGCAGCTTGGACACAGCAATAAACAACTTGAGGAATTTCAAAAGCACGGCAAAACTGCTGAAGAATTGGCAAATTTAGAGAAAGAAAAAATTGAAAAAGAGCTTGCCGAAACTAAAAAACAATTAAATCTAACAACTTTAAGAACTAGAAAAAACGAGTTGGTAACAGAGTTAAAAATTAGTCCGCAATTTGCCGATTTAGTCCAAATTACGCCAGATATGACAATTGAAAGTCTTGAGTTAGCGGTTAAGAATGTAGCAGCTAAAGAAAAAGAGTTCACAACAGATTTCTTGAAAAAGAACTCTATAACAAACGGAGGATTTAATCCGAAAGATAAAAAGAAAGATGAAAAAGATTTTGTTGACAGAATGATTGAAAAAAACAAAAACAACGAAACAGATCTTACAAAATTTTAGGAGGTTGAGATGTTAAAAAGAACAGTAATGCACAAAGAAAAACTGAATGTGCAAGTGAAAATATTAAAATCAGATTTTGCTAATTACATTTACAAAGACAAAAATACCAATAAAGAGTATTTGTTAGCTGGAACACTTGTTAAAGCAAAAAATGGAGAAGATTTAAGAGAAACAGGAGCATTTGTAATTCCGACAGGGACAGGAACGCAGGCGGAAGCTGTGTTATTGCATGATGTTGAGTTTAAATATTACAACGACAATGAGCAAGCAACAGTTTCGCTTGAAGGAATTGCATATTTAGATAAATTAATTGCAGTAGGAAAAGAACATCCTACGCCAATTACGGTTACAAAAGCGGAGTTACCAGCAGGGCTAACTTACATTTATAAGGATAGAAAATAGGAGGTTAAGAAATGCCAATGAATTTAACAGATTTATTAAACGCAAAGAGTTTAAATAAGTATTATGCAGGAGTAAAAGGAACTACGTTAGTAGAAGCAATGTTTCCAGCTGTATTTTCAAACACTTTTGATATAAATACGTTTGGAAGTTTAGACGGTGGAGCGGTTGAAGTATTACAAAGCAGCCAACTGGATGCGGATGTAATGTTTAGAGACTGGGATTTGAAAACAACAACAAAAGGGGATAAGCAGTTTTTTAGGGAAGGTATGAAGCTTGACGAAAAACGCAGAAAAGAATTGCTAGAAATTTTGAATACAAATAATCAATCAATTATTGATAATTATTCAATACAAATCTTTGAAAAATTTGCGGGAGCAAAAGGATTTTTAGGAAGTGCAAGAGCAATTGCAGCTTATACAGTTTCACAATTTTTATCAACAGCCAAAGTAACGTTTGTTGATGAAAACGGTGGAGGACAGACAATTAATTATAGACTTGCTGATAAATACAAAGAAACGTTAGCAGGAACTAATATTTGGAGTGCTGCAACAGCAAAACCGCTTGAAGATTTAGAAAGATGGAAAGAAACGGTTGAAGAAGGCGGAGGAAACGTAGAAATAGCTTTAATGTCAAAAGCTACGTATAATGCACTAAAAAAACACGATACTGTAAAAGCATTATTTAAGAATATTATTGTTACGGTTACTCCAGCACTTATTAAATCTACTATTGAGGATGTAATCGGAATGACAATATTGATTTGGGACGAAAAAATAAAAGTTGGAAAAACAACAAGAAATGTATTTCCAGACAATATCATTACATTAATTCCAAACGGACAATTAGGAACAATGGAATATGGACCGACTCCTGCAAAAACTGATGAATTGCTTGGATTGTTAGGAGATAGAGAAGTTGTGGATATAGCAGGAACATTTGCAACTGTGGAAGTTGTGCCTGAATCAAAATCGGCAGGGGTTGTAAATAATGTAAACGTTGTAATTGAAGATTTAGTTGCTCCAAATCCATCAATAATAAACAGTATGTTCATAGCAACGGTAGGGTAGGTGAATTGAATGGCAAAAGAGAATAAAAAGGAAGAGGCAAAAGCTATTGTTGAAGCAGTAGCTTTAACGCCTTTGAGATACAACGATGTTAGATATGAAATTGGCGATAAGCTGGAATTAACTGAAGCAGAATTTGAAACTTTATCAGAAAATAAACTTGTCGGCGAAAGAGTTGATGAGTAATGACAGATGAAATTTTGGAGGAACTGAAAAAATATATTCCTGAAACTTCTGATTTTGATGTAGGAGTTGTTGAGCAGTTTTATAAAGTCGCTGAAGAAAAACATAGTAGCGAAAAAGAAAAATTGCTTAAAATATATCTTTTTGGATATTTGCTCACTTCATTAGATGACTTTGATTTTACGAAAGTTCAAGTATCTAACATTGTAATTGAAGAAACGGGTGAAAACAATCAATATTTAATGATGTATAAACAGTTGTTAAAAACACTTGGAATTGATGAAAATGAAACAACTGTATCAATAGTTTAAGGAGCGGATCATGTTTAATTTTAAAAACAAGGAAAAAAGGGAAGTTCTGCTTGTCAAATTAAATCACATATTGCTTAAAGAAGGCGATAATGAACTTGATTTGACACCTCGCAGATTAAATATTGCGAAAGAGGAAATTGAGGAAAGAAAACTTAATGTTGAAATTATAGAGCTGGGTGATAAGAATGCCGTGCAAACTGAAAATAAAGGAGAAGCCGAAAAACAAGAATCTGGAAAAGCTGCTGGCGATGAACAGACAAAAAATTGAAGTCGGAACAGTAACCAATTATAGTGTTAAAGGTGGGTTTAATGCCTTTGGATTATCCAATGTTCTTGATACAGGATCTAGCCGTGGAGTCCCAGGATGGAATTATAACCAAAAGGCTTTTGAACAGTTTAAGCCGATGGCGGCTAGATACTTTAAAGAAGGGGTTGCAAAGATTATAAACGGAAGTTTCAGCGTTGAAGCGATGACTAATAAAATTGGAACAGAGGCAAGCGCAAAATATAAAGCAATGATTGAAAGAATTAAAAGTCCAGCAAACAGTCCTGCAACAATTAAGAAAAAAGGATTTAACAATCCGATGATTGAAACAGGGCGTTTTAAAAGCAATATCGCCGCTAAGATTAATGGTGGCAGAATTGTTGGGAGAGGTGGTGGATAATGTACAGGAAAGTTAGGGCGGCTATTAGAAAAGTTTTAAAAGTTATAAGGAAGTTTTCTGATGATGTAACTATATATTCAGAAAATTCTGAAATTGAATTTGATGATTTAGGAAATCCAATTCAAAACAAAATAGAAAAGACTCTGAAAATGGCTGTATTAACGCCGAAACATAATTCATCATTTCCAGAAAGTATAGACGGAAGTTTTTTATCGAACAAGAAAGAGGGGTACTACATTCCGAATGATACAGACGGCTTCAAAATTTCGGAAAATATGAAACTAAAACACAACGGCGTGATTTATAGAATAGTCAATATCGAAGAAAATTATGGAGAGTTTTTAAGAATGGAGCTGAATATAGATGACAAGAGAGATTAGAAAAGAAGTTGTAAATGATATTAAAGAATTTTGTAAAAAGTTCGGCATAAATCAAGTTATTAACGAAGAAAAACGTGATGAAATTTCGGTTGAACAGTATGAAAAACTTAAATTTCCACTTGTTTTCTATAATCTGTATATTGAAGATGCAGGCAGTCCTATTCCTTTTGGAAATGATAAATATTGTTATGATGAGGAAATACAGGCACTTTTGACTTTGGAATCGCGAGAGAAACGCAATGATTTTGATATGCTTTATATGTTTTTGGCAAATACAAACGCAACAAATGATTACTTTGATGATAGAAAACATCAAAGGAAGATACGGAAAGTATACAAGATACAGGAAACGCCTTTTAATTTTATGGGCAGAAAATATTACAAACAAGTTCTGCAATTCAGCTATTTTGCAGAGCATTATATAAATAAAGATTTTAGGGAGGAATAATGGCAATAGAAAGAAATGATTTGAATACGTTGAATAACGTACAAATAAAATCAGAAAATAACAGAGCGTTTTATGCTGATGTCAGAAGTTTAATGTTTTTTACAAAAGACTTCGCAATATCGCCAACTTATATTACAGAGCCAAAGGATTTATTGGAGCTGAATGTGAGTGGATTAGATGAGAATCATATTTTTTATAAGTTAATAGCAAGTGCCTATTCACAATCATACACTCCATTAAATGTTGTAGTGTACGGTAACAATACAGCAACTACGTTTACAGAACTCATGAAAACTTACGTGGATCATGAGGACGCTTTCGAGGTTACTAACTGGATTACTAATATGGATATAGTTGCAGAGAAAAATTATATAGACAGTATTATAGCTTACGCAAAGACTGATAAGGATAAACAGTTCTTTATAGCTGTAAATTATGAAAAATTAGGAAATTCAGCCAAAGCTGTAGCACTACAGACGGATAATAATATTGATAATGTAGCGTTCGTTATTGAAGGGGCTAAGAACTTGGCAAAAGGAAACTGGCTTACTGGAGCATTGGTTGGTGGAACGATAGGATATAAAGATTTGGGAAGTTATATTGTGCATTCTACACAAATTAATGGATTCGTGCAGGAGAACTTCACAAAGACGGAGCAAAAGGCATTCTGGGACGCTGGATTAAATTACCTGTCTAAACCAACACAAGGATATTTTCATGTTGTAAATGGGATCAATTCAGATAATAAGACGCTGATTGAATTGAAGTTGATTGAGATTTGGTTAAGAGATGGACTGAAAAAGGATTTGACAATCTTCCAAGTGAGAAAAGATAAAATACCTTTGAACGATACTGGAAGGCTGATGATAGAATCAATAATTAGAGAACGTTGCAGACAAGGTGCTAATGCTGGAATGTTTATGGTGGATAATGCTGGAAGCTATTTTGGAATCATAACTCAAAAAGATAAGAACGGCAACGAGATAAACATTAAACTGGGGCATTTAACAGTAGATGAAATAACTCAGGAGTCAATCAGGGAAGGGAAATTTAAATTCGATTTAAAAGTTACTTATCTGAACGGAGTTAGATATGTTTCACTTACTGGAGCAATTACAACAGACGGAGAAATTATTTTTAATAAATAAGGAGGTAAAGATATATGGCAACAAAACAATACAACGTGGATAATGTCAAAATTATACTTACTGCTGCAGGTATTCCTTATGCGATAACTTGTAGACACGAAGATGGTTTTGAAGACGATCCAAATACAGAAAGTTCAAGCTCTACGATTGCGAGCTGTGGACAGAAAGTGGTAAACGTATCGGTAGATGAAAGTGTATCTATTACGTTGAGCTTGCTTTATGGAAGTGATGAACACAAAACAATGGAAAGACTGCACAAACTTTGGAAAGCGAATAAAGGGTTGTTTCCGATGTTTATGGTAATTACCGACACAAACACAAACGAAACTTACATTTATAACAGCGTTTCGTTTAAGAAAAAAGCTGGATTGAAGTATGCAAATGAGAGCGGTACTGAAGCTAGAGCTTGGGAATTTGAAGCAGAGAGTAGAGAGTTTGTAGGGTAATTAAAACAAAAATAACTGTGGTAAAAAACTATCACAGTTATTAAATTGATATATCAAAAAACAAGGAGAAAGAAAATGAATTTAGAAAGAAAATATACTGAAGAAGAAGCAGAAGCGATTAATATGTCAAGAGAAATGGCTGGGTTGCCACCTATCACTCAAAATAATGAGAATGTAGCAGTTCAAAATAAAGAAGTCAAGAATGAAACAAAAGCGATTGAAGCTGTTGCAACAGAAGAAACAGCGGAAGAAATAAAAGAAAGAAGAAACGAGAACGAAAGAAATAGATTAAAACAACAAGGTGGATTGCGTCCAAACCAACTGTTCCATCACACTTTGATTAACTGGGATGGAAGACCTCAAGATGTAATTTGTAAATATCCAACAACAAGACAAGCGATCAAGTATTCTAAAATGGAAGTTGATCCTGCGACTGGTAAAGGTGTATTTTTGTTTGCTGACGTAGTAAATGATTTTCAAAATGATAAATTACTTCCAAAATTTGAAATCGAAGATTTTCCTTCGAGCGAAATTGCAGAATTAGCCACTTTCTTGTCGGAAGTGGTAAGAAATCCCTTCCTTAAATAGAAATCCTGCATTTTTCTATGAAGGGAAGATGTACATAAATAAAGATGAAATGCTAAAGGAAATAACGGAAGTTGAAAACTTGGCATTTCAGCTTGAATTAAATGATAACTTTAAAAGTTTTAATTCATTCGAATTTTTAGAAAGATATAACAAAAATGATATTCCTGAAAAGGAATTTGAAACATTTTTGAAAATGTGTTTCTACGATACGGAAATACAGAAGATAAAAGAGCGGGAACAAAAGAAAATTAAGAAAGGAAGATAATATGGCTAGCGGAGTAGGAGTTACTTATGAGTTGGAATTTGTAATAAAAGACAAGAATACAAAACAATGGATACAGTCTATGCAAAAGGAAGCCCAAAGGCTAGCCAAGGCATTAGATAAAGTTACTTTAAACAATTTCAACAAACAGATTCAGCATATGCAGAAACATTTACAGTCGCAGGGAAATCAATTAAAATCACAGCTTAAAATGGCACAAGAAATGATGAAGTCTCTTGGAACAGGTAAAAATGTAAAAAATGGGCTGGATAACGTCAAAAAAGATGCACAGGCGGCTAAAAAGAAAATGGATGAATTGAACAAGGCAAAGGAAGCGGTTGGGAAATCAGTCAAAGATCCTTTAAAAAATGTTGCAAAGGGTGCTGACAATGCAATGAAAAGAGTTAAGGGGCTTTTAAACAAAGTCCGTGACGGAGCGTTGTATAAGGCTGGAAGTTTTATTACACAGGCTGGAATGGAAGCGTTGCAGGAATACGGACAGACTGATTACGAGTTACGTGGGGCTTCTGCCAAAACTGGAGGATATGGTACTGACTTAAAAGAGTACAGGAAACTTACAAAACAAGTTGGTGGGGCGACTAAATTTAATAATCTGGACGTTGCACAAGCTATAAATGCAGGGGCAACTTTAGGGATAAAAAAAGACGAAATGAAAGAAATTATCCCTACTGCTTCAAATTTAGCACAAGCATTTAATTCGGATATTACGCCGGCACTTGAAATGGTAAAAATGCACATGAACTCTTACCAGTTATCAGCAAAAGAAGCAAAGAAAGTAACCGATATGATAGCTGTTACATCTAAAAATACTGCGGCAGATTTGCCAAGACTTGCTGAAGGGTTTAAATATGTCGGAGCTTCTGGAAAAGCATTAGGAGTTCCGATGGAAACGGTTTATGCAATGCTTGGTAAAATGAATGATAATGGACTAATAGGTTCCACTGCGGGTACAGGATTAAATCAAATGTTTGAAAGTATGAAAGATTTTAAAAAACGAGATAAATTAGAAAAATTGATTGGTAAGGTTACAGATGAAAAAGGAAATTTACAGGATATGACTTCTATTTTGGAACGGTTAAAAGGTGTAACTGACAAAATGGGAAACGCTGATAAGGCTGGAGTTTTAAAAACTATATTTGGAGTGCAAGGTGGTAGAGCAGTAAATACTTTGTTAAACGGAAGCATAGAAGATTTGAAAAAACTTCAAAACGAAATAAAAAACAGTAGTGGAGCAGCTGAAAAACTAAGTAAATTCATGATGCAGGGAAGTGCTGGAGCAGTTGAAACTTTAATGGGAACTATGTCAAGTACATTTGCAGCTGTATTTGATTCGTTAGAGCCTTTATTAGTTCCAGTTGCAGGGCTATTTATGGAAATTGCCGAAGCAATAGGAATGGTTGCCGAAAAAGCCCCTTGGCTGTTACAGTTAGTTTCTGTTTTAGGAGCTTTGGTTGTTGGAGAACTAGTTTTTCAAAAATTAAAGGCAAGTATCGGACCGTTTATCACAGGAATAAAGGAAGCGATTGCGAAAGTGAGTTTATTTAAATTAGTTCTTTATGGATTGCTGGCAGTTGGATTAGTTGTAATATTTAATCTATTTAAGCAATGGCAGGATTATTTACAGGAAAATGCTGATGTAAGCAAAGTCTGGGAATCGGCATTGCAAAGTCTAGGTGCTGCATTAGGAGCAATCGGCGATTTAATAATGGCTGTTATTGGAGCGATATTTGGTTTCAGTACAAAATCAAGTGATGCGAAAGATAAAACTAAGATATGGGGGATGACTGCTGATGAAGTAAAACAGAAATTGGAATCGTTTAAGGAAAATGTAGATAAATTCACCGAAAGAGTTCAGGAAATGTCCAAATGGGTTGATGAAAATAAAGAAAAAGTCAAAATTTGGGGCGGAGCATTCTTAGGATTAGCATTTGGAGTTGGTATCTTATGGGCTTTAACTGCTGCACAGAACGCATTTAATGCAGCTGCTGCAATGAATCCTTATGTCTTAATTGCGATGTTAATAATCGGTGCGATTATGCTTATAAGTTTTTGGTTAATCGATTTATATAACAAAAATGAAGCATTTAGGCAAGGAGTTGATTTAGCTTGGCAAATGATTTGTGAAGCTGTATCTCAGGCAGCAACATGGATAAGCGAAAAACTAGGTGAACTTGGACAATGGTTAAAAAAGTTATGGAACGACAATGAAAATATAAGAATGGTTGTGGAAATGGTTTGGAATTTCATTAAAGATCACATTGGATTGGTTATAGGAATTATTATTGGTGGTCCTTTCGGATTGTTTATTGCAGGGTTAATTAAATTATATACAGAAAATGAAACAGCAAGAGCAATTATAGATGGCATTTGGGCTGCAATAGTTGCTGTAGTTGGTGGAGCAATTGAAAATATAATTGGTTTTATAAACAATGCTATTGGTGCAGTTTCGCATTTGGTAGGAGCATTTAATGATTTACTCCATTTAAATTGGAGTGGTGTAGGTAGCCATTTACAAGGGCTTGGTGGAAATGTTATAGGAATGGGCGAAAATATCGTGAATAATATGCCTGGACACGTAATTGAAAGAGGAATTAAAGCCTATCAAAATGGTTATAATAATTCTTTAAATAAATCACATTTCAAACATAATAAAAATTTACCTAAAACTTCAAATGTAAATAGCTTTTTTCATAAAGCGGTTGGAACTAATAACTTCCAAGCTCAGGGTGGTGGAGGAATGACCGCTATTGACGAACACGGAGACGAAGCTATTTGGTTGCCAAATGGAAGTATGGTTGCAAGAAACACCACAACTCTTGATATGTTGAATAACTTAAAATCTATCAAGAAAAATACACGTGGAGGTGCAAAAGAAACAGGAGCAGTTGTTACAAATAATAATCACTTTGTATTCAATATTAATGGAACTGATGAAACATTGCAGGAATTGAAACGTGAACTTGAAAAATTAGGGATAGTGTAAAAGGGGGATAGAATGCAAGTATTAGATTTTTTAAAGACAAAGTTTGCTGAATTTGAAGTTCAGAAAGATAAACTTGAAAAACTGTATTTAAAGTATTTTGGTATTAAGCCTAATGGATTTTTAGGCACTATACCCCTTTTAGTTCTTTCAACTGATTACAGCCAGGATAATGAGGTAACAGGGTACAAATCTTATTTAAAAGACAATTTCAATGAAAATATGTTCGTAAATCCTTATACATTAAAAATCGAAGTAATTTTGCATGGTAAAGAGTGGAAAGATGAGCTTGAAAAACTTGTTAAAGAATCAAGAAAAAGAAATTACACAATGTTTATGTACACTAAATTAAATAAAGTTTATGCTCCTCTTGCAATTACAAGTGTCAGCTATGCCGAAAATTACGAAAGCTACACAAGTATTAAGGTTTCAATAAATCTAAAAGAAATAAATTTGCTTAAATTTACTACAGCTGACGGAAAAACAACAACGGAAGCATATGTTCCTGAAACAAGTACGCAGAACAGGGAAGTTACAGAAGTCAATTTGAATGAATCAATGCAAAATGAATTTGAAATTGATCCTAGAGCGGGAGATGTTATAGAATGAAAAAATTATACAGTTTTGATATTACGTATAAAGAAAACGGAAAGAGTAGTTATAAAATATTACTTGACGATGGAGAAAAGACACTTGTAACAACATTGGATATTTATAATATTAGGGGACTTTGGTATTTGGATATAAAAACCGATAACGAGGACTTACATATTGGGCAACGGATTAACACTTACGAGGATTTATTTCTGATATGCAGGAGAAGATATAAGGAATTTCCAAACGTCAAAATGATAGCTTTACCAATCAATTTAAATGGCTTTGATGTTGAATTTACAACGGAAACAGCTGGAGTATTGCAAGATATTATGGTGGTGGTTTAATGGCTGAAAATAAACAAAATAGCGATAATTATTATATTCTGTGGGATAGATATGCAAAAGTAACGTTTAAAGTAAAAAACGGAAGTGAAACAGAAGAAATTGAGTTTGAAAGGTTTCAAGTTGAAAATGGCGTTGATTCATCGCCTGACTTCGAGATAGAAACAGAGTTTGATATTACTGAGAGTACGAATATTGCTAAAATAGTTATCTACAACTTAACAGACGAAATGATTAAGAAACTGAAAAAAGGCGTGGAAGTAGTTATTGAAGCAGGATACTGGAACGATGGAAAAAACAAGGATATTGGAGTTATTTATAAAGGTATTATCGAAAGTCTGAAAGGGAGCTGGAACAACGCTGACAAAAAATTTGAGATAACTTGCAATACTTACAACGATGAATACAAGGACACAAAAATTAATTTAAAGGCTGGAAAAGGAACTAAGGCAAGCACAATCATAAAACTTATTTTATCAAAGCTGGATAAATTAAAGGCTGGGGCAATAGAGCTTGGGAAAGATATTGATTATAAGGACGGCAAAACTCTACATAACAACGTAAAACATATTTTCAAGGAACTGGCAAAAGATACTAAAAGCGTTTTCTTTATAACAAATGGAGTTGTAACATTTCAGCCAAGAGACAAGATAAACAGAGGTGTTTTAGAGTTCGACCCAAACAGGTTTCAAGATGTAAAGGAAAATGATGGAACTTATACTTTAAAAGCGATATTTGACCACAGATTTCAGGAAGGCTTTAGAATGAATTTGGACTTAAAAAAAGAGTTTGAACAGCTTGAAATCAAAGGGGAGTATCTTATTACAAAAGGCAAGCATGTAATGAATTTTAAAACAGATGCCTATACAGAATTGGAAATAAGAACTAAATTTGATGATGAGGAAACTAAAAAGGCTAATGAAATTGAGATTGTTACAGGCAAAAAAGGTAAAAATGAAAAATCATCTAAGAAAAAAGATAAGAAAGATAAAGATGATAAAAACAAAAAAGAAAAAGGAAAAAACTCTAAAGATTCTAAAAAGAATAATAAGAAAACTAGCACAAAAAGTAGTGGGAAGAAAAAAGAAAAAGACTGGGATAGAATTGTAAGAACTTACGGAGTAGGAGGTAAGAAGTGAGAAAAAAGACAGTGGGAGACCATATTGAAAGTATGATAAATGGAAGTTTTGATAATTTGAATACTTTTGCAATAGCCAAAATTGTAGAAGTGGACAACTCAAATATGACTTGCAGTATACAAATGCTTGATATTCCTGAACTTTTTGGAACTCGTGATGAAGTTGAAGTGATTGAGAATGTGCCGATTGCTCCGATATTTTGGAGCAACAAATGCAAAATAAATGCTCCGTTATTTGTAAATGACAAGGTTTTGGTAGCGTTTTGTCAGCACGATACATTCAATGCACGAAATGCTTCTGAACCTTGCGAGCCAAACTCCAGTGCTAAATTTGACATAAATAACGCTATTGTAGTTGGGCAGATAACAAGCGATGCAGAAAAGAATATATCAAATGACTTCTACATTGCTTATGGTGGAACGCTTGTAACGATAAATGATGGTGGAGTTAATATAAAAGGCAGTTCCATAAATATAAGTGGAGCGGTAAGCATTGAAGGGGATTTGAAAGTGAGCGGAGACGCTACGATTGGCGGCAAATCATTCTTAACTCATACTAATGGCGGAATGCCGTTGGATTAGGATATAAATAAGGACAATGGCAATTGAATAATGACTGTGAAACTAAAATATTTGTTTTTTAAGTTTGGGATAATGGTATAATTAAAATCATTCTTTAATTCTTCTTAGAAATAAGGTATAATATAGTAAATTATTTTTAAGGAGGAATTAAAATGATATTATTGTTAATCATCATAATTGTTTTTGTATGGTTCTTTAATAAAAAAATGAAAGGAATTATTGAAACAAAACAAGAATACAATGTTGATGAAAAATTTATTGTAAAAAATAGGTTCAGTAGATGGTATGCACGTTTCTATGGTGCAGATTGGAGAGCAGATAGACTAAATAACATAATAAATTTTTTTGATAGTTCAAATCGAAAAATCTTTAAAGAAAGTATGCAATATTTAGTGTTGTATGAAAACAAAAGTATATTAATATATACTTATTCAACATTTTGGAAATATATAAAAGCAGAAGATGTTGAAGATATTAGAATTGAAAAAGACGGAAAAACCACTTCACTTTCTGGAGCGATTGGCGGATATTTAGTAGCTGGTGGAATTGGAGCTTTGATAGGTTCAGTTAAAAATGCAAAAATGACAATTCATATAATAACAAAAGGATTCAATGCAACTAATTATTCTATTGAGATAAAAGATTCTAAAAATATGGTTGAGATTTCTAATTTGCTGTTTCAATTATATAAAGTTGAATAAAAAATAAAAATTTTA